GAATTGTTTTTAGGATTTTAGGAACTGCACCTATTTCTTCCTGCACTTCACGTAGTAAACCCTGCCACGGAGTTTCACCAGTGATATTTGTACCACCTACCAAGCCCCAGGTACCCGCATGTTTGCCATTGGCTTTTTGTAATAGTAAAAACCGTCGTGTGCTTTTAGCATAGAACAATGCTCCGCTACAAACTATCGATTCTTTTACAGTACTATTTTCCAATTGGCAGCCTCGTATACACCTTCGAATGACTTAACCCATGAAACACCGTTCCATAAGTATTGTATTCCAGTGTATATATTAGTCTGCCACACCATGATACTTGATTCCTGGCTAGCATTAAAAATTACATGCCATGCTGAACCATCATATTCTATAATATCGTTAGCTTTTGCTACTAGTGCGCCCCATGCTATTGTAGTGTTATCCACAGCACCAATGTCTTCAATAATAAGAAATCTAGTACCAACAGCAATAGACGAAATAGTACCATGTTTATTAGGATCACTTGGATCATAAGTTTGTGGATTTATGATAGCATCAAATGTACCAGGACTATTAGGTCTATATTGTGTTGAATTTGTGTTGTAACCTGCAGCAGGTTCTATATTGCCCTGACTGTCTATACCTGTATTAACAGTCAGTGTGTCTGGATTCCAATTCACTTGTAGTATGTGTTCATCCAAACTGTTGATAGCAAATGTACCCACTATCATACTGCCGTTGGGCTGTATCAAATACAACTGACTGGATCCCGCTGTGTATTTTCCAGGAGTTTGACTAAACAATTCATTCCAGTCAATAGGAGTTCCCTGACGAACAGGAATATCCAGAGTGCTGTGGTTTACTTCTATAACACTCTCATGGGCACTTATCAGTACCGCTTGTCCGTTGTAGACTTCCAGTCTGTAATCTTGAGGTGTAGTAATAGTTACTCCCAACAGGTCAGACAAAGAAGTGGTAGACTCTATAGGATCTTGCCCTAAGCCTTCAATATATGTGTCGCTGGTAGTGCTGGTATTATACATGCTGGTAACAATTTTAGTAATAACGCCCAAGTGTTTGACTTTAACTGGGGGATTAATCCATATAGGAGTATCTAATGTTAGTGTAGCAATATCGATTGGTGTGTCATTGCCCACAGGCACCTGACGACTATCCCAGCTGATATCGTTTAGATTTAATACAGTTAAACTGGTCCAGTCAATATAGTTGTCTGTGGTTTGTAATTCCAAACTGGGATTAAACAAGACTAAAATCTGTTCAAGTATTTGTAATTTTTGGTCAGTATTGGCACTCCAAATATCACATTTCATAGTTAGTTTAAATGGAGTAGGCATTAATCTTTCAATGCTATAGTTGCGACCTTGCCCAGTTGTATAAGCATTTGTATTAGGATCGATATCACGTTCTCGGATATTAACAGTACCTACGTAGGTTTGATCACTTAATCGATCTCGATCCAATGCTAAAGAACTTACATAAACGCTTATTCGCGGAACACTATTAACTTTGTTTTCACTGTTATTACGAATGATACTGGCCACTTGACGGTCTGCATCACCATACATAACTGGTATACGTACCAGTGTACCGTCACCGTATTTGACCACAAAGTTACTTAACGCACGAATAGTCTGCGTGATATATCTTCTTATTTGCCCATCATAAAAATGCTGCATTATAGATCCGCCTGTGGTTTAAGTACCTTGCTAATAGATTGTTTCTGCGGCTCTCTGTAATTGTAGATAGTCACAGTCCATTGTCCTGCATATGGTATTGTTTGTTGTACTTCATTAATTATAGGTAAATTAATTTGTAGTTTGTTACTTGTGATGCCTTGAGCATTCATATAGCTGTAAGATGTGAATATTCCAGTGTAGTCTGCGACTACGTATTCTAGTTGAACTGTATCCAATTTCAATACTACATATAATCCAGTAACATTACTATCAATTAATGTTCTAGCAACAGTAGCGTTCAAAGCAAGATTAGAAAAATCAGTGACCACAGCATCATTATAAGTCCAGTTATCGTTGTTAATAAATCCGGTTTTTAGTGTACTACGGGTATCGGTATTAGTCATGTTCATACGCACTGCATCTTCTACAGCAATCCACGCATTTTGTTTGCCGTCAAATCTATACAATCTGTTAGGTAACATATCTACACGTAAGAAGAAATCGTCAGCAGCTGGATTTGCAGGAAATTGTATACCAAAACCAAACTCGTAACCGTTTACAGGATACCCATCTCCTAACAAATAACCTGTATAACCGCTTCGTTTTGGAACAGCATTAGCTGAACTAGCATCTGCTGTATCTAATACAGGATTTCCTGTTGTAGGATCAACAGCTAGCGTGTAATATTGTCTAGTTTCGTAGCCACTCTTAGGCGCATCTATTTCAGCTTGTTGTACTACAGCATCACTAATTTGTAACTCTTGATTGTGTGTACTCAACAAGTCTCTTAAGGTAGTGTTTTCTACAGGATCGCCATTAGCATCTGTAGCCTGTTGATTAAAGATTTGTGCAAATTGCTGATTATCAGTAATACGTTTAAGTTTTAATCTGTATAAATGCGGGAACCAAGTTACACTAAATCCTTCACTAGCACGGCCTACATCCTCAATAACATAATATCTTGGTAGTGCAAAATCAAAATCATTCAAGGCAAAATCGTCACGCAGATGCGGCAGTTCAATCACATCGCCACTAATGGGCTTACGACCAATGTATTTAATAAAATCGTTAATATGTACGGTCATGTACAAGGTATCGTTGTCAATGAACAAGCCAAATTGACTCAAATTAAAGTCGATATTTTGTACATTATACATGCCTCGAATTCTGTAGATTTCTGTATCGTAAGTTCTGTCACGATTTTCTAAAAATAGCAAATCCTGTATGTTTGTAACCGCAGTTGTGGCATAATTAGGCTGATCAGCTGTGGCATTCGTAGAGTCTGTATTAGCACCCAAATACTTGTGTACATACACATCAGTTCCGCCCGCTTGGAACATTTCCGAGGCTTGACGATCTATGAACTTGTAATCAAGCCCTTTTTCCGGTTTATATAATGAGAGTCTTGGCATAGTAACATATTTATCGATAGCTAAATATAGTAAGAGGACAAAATTATGGTCGATTCACCGTCAACAACCCAATCAAATTCTACTGAAGAACGTAACAAAGTATTTGATTACGTAAAGCAAATGCTGGGAGACGGCATGGTTGAAGTGGAGTTGGACCCAGTGCATTATGAAACTGCATTGGACCGCGCACTAAATCGCTATAGACAGCGCAGTCCAAATGCTGTGGAAGAAAGTTATTTGTTTTTAGAGCTAATCCAGGACCAAAACGAATATAGATTACCTGATGAAGTTATCACTGTCCGTCAAGTTTTTCGTAGAGCTATTGGCTCAAGAACTGGTATTGGTGCAGGTGGTACTTTATTTGAACCGTTTAACCTAGCTTATACAAATACTTACTTGATGTCAGGTAGTATGATGGGCGGTCTGGCAACTTATGACGCTTTTGCTGGTTATCAAAAATTAGTTGGTCGCATGTTTGGTAGTTATATTGAATTCTTATGGAAACCAACTACACATATTTTAAATATTTTACAACGTCCGTTTGCTCAAGGCGAACAGATTCTTGTACAAAGTTACAATTTTAGACCTGATTGGGTGTTGTTGCAGGACATTTATGCCAAGCAATGGCTAAGAGATTATACGCTTGGAACTTGCAAACAAATGCTAGGACAGGCACGAAGTAAGTTTGGTTCTATTGCTGGTCCTGGATCACCGATTAGTCTTAATGGCACGGCGCTGATTGCTGAATCAAAAGAAATGATTGAAAGTTTGGAAAAAGAATTGATTACCAATGAAGCTAACGGTAGTAATGCCTATTATTTCATAACTGGCTAAGAAATTTCTTGACCTTGTAATAAAACTGTTATATACTAGAGTTACTTTAGGGGGCTCTATGATTATAGGTGTGTGCGGTTTTATTGGTTCTGGCAAAGATACTATTGCCGATTATCTAGTTAATTTTCACGGTTACAGACGAGAAAGTTTTGCTGGAAGTTTAAAAGATGCTGTGAGTGCAGTGTTTGGCTGGGATAGAACCATGCTGGAAGGCCGCACAAAACAAGCCCGTGAATGGCGGGAACAAGTAGATCCATGGTGGGCAGAACGCTTAAATATGCCCGAACTTACACCCAGATACATACTACAATATTGGGGTACCGAAGTTTGCCGTAACGGGTTCCACGACGATATGTGGATCGCCAGTTTGGAAAATAAACTGCGCACAAGTAAAGATGATATTGTAATTTCAGACTGCCGTTTTCCTAATGAAATTAAATCAATCAAAGCCGCAGGTGGAATTGTAGTCCGTGTAAAACGCGGATTTGAGCCCGAATGGTATCGAGATGCCGCAGATATGAATGCTGGTGAACATTGTATGAACTGGGCATTAGCTAAAAATCGTATGAGCAAATTAGGTATACACGCATCTGAAACTGCTTGGGTAGGCACTAAGTTTGACCATGTGTTAACTAACGATGACAGCATTGATGACTTGTACGCCAAAGTACAAGCTATCATAGATCCGGAAGAATTTAAAAATCAGGCTTTAACTTCGGCGGCGCCAGTTTAATAGCTACTTGGCAATTTAAACAAACTGTTTTATATTTTTTGCTTTCTTTAATTACAAGAAGCTGTTCGGTAAATTTTGATTTAAAATTACATATTTCACAATTTGTTATTTTTTTATATCCGTGAAACATCCACTCGGGCATAACAGGGTTGTCTTTTCCGTGTTTACAAACACTACAAGTAGATCTATAAAACGTTTTTCCTTCTTTAATATAATTGACAGTTTTTGGTCGAATTCCGCATATTTTACATGTTCCTCGATCGAATACTTTGTCTAGGTCAGTATGTTCTGATAGTATTTCGTCTTGAATAGTTTTTTCTTTTTGATATTCTTTCCCTGCTTTTTGATATATTTTATTAATTAATGATTTTGCAAGAGCATATTTTTTAGAATTTAATTTAGTTCGTTTTCCATCTAGTTTTTGCATCGACATGGCGCCAATAGCTTGCGCCATTTTTATTCTACTATTTCCAGCATACATTTTAGATAAAAGTAGATGGGCTACAAAATGTTCTCTTGCTGTTAGGTAAACTAAATTATCAGGTTCATTTGTTCCTCCTAAACTTCTAGGAAGGATGTGGTGAGATTCTACGTATACGGTTGGTTTAACACGCATTTTACAATTAGTAATTAACGAACCGTACCATTTTGCATATTTGTTTTTTATTAAATCTGGGTGCATACCTTTTAAGACCTTTGTGAAAATATTTATGCCTTTTAGGACCTTTTCGGTCGTTTTCTGGTGTGTATAACTGGTACATTTAGTCAAAATGCTATAAATACATTACAGAACATGTTCACATGGAGATTCTAATATG